CTGGAAGGTTGGGAACCAGTTGCGGATCCACCCGTTGAAGCGGGGGGAACGGGGGTCGGTGGTGAAACTGGTGCAGGAGGTGTTGACCCGGAAGGGGTTCAACACCGGGCCGATTGACGGGGTGTTCGGTTGGAGGACGAAGCGTGCGGTGCAGGCATTTCAGCGCAGCCGTGCAGTCCTGAAGGCAAACGGGGTTGTTTCCAAGGAGACTTGGGACGCCCTGTTCTTAGGGTAGGAGGTACTTTCCATGCCCAAAGGTAAAGGTTACGGAACATTTGAGGAGACGTTCGGCAGTCAGGACGACCAGCCGTACGATTCCACATCGTCGTTCAACATGTGGGACATGTCGCAGAAGGCCAAGAAAGCCGCTGCGTATCTCCGTGGGACGGGGCTGGGGAACGCCAACAGTGGCGGTCGCCCCTTCGGCAAGTAGTGGCCGGTAAGGGCCGTAAGCGGCCGAAGCCCCGGTACTGACATGCCGCTGCGACGCGGCACGTCCAACAAGGTCGTGGGTCACAACATCGGCAAGTTGATTGCTGAGGGTCACCCGCAGAAACAGGCAGCAGCCATCGCCTTGAAGAAGGCTGGGCGCGCCAAGGAGAAGAGAACATGAATCCGCATCTGGTAGACAAACTTGAACGTCTGGGCGCTACCGCTGTGCAGGCGTTTCTGTCCGTATTCGTTCTTTGCGATGTAGCCACCACGGAGGCGGCTATGGTCGCTGCTGGCGCTGCGGCGTTGGCGTTGGTGAAGGCGTGGGCCAAAGAGATTCTGGATAGACGCGCCCTGTAATGGACAGTGAGTGGGATGAGTTTCTCGCCGAGCATGGTGATGACATCACCATGACGGTGCGGGAATCTTTCTCCAAGAACGCTCACCTGTTCGACATAAACGACGGTACGCATGCCTCTTGGCATGACAACCAACTGGGAATCCTCGTGGTGTTCACGGAGGATGAGGCGGAACATCTCGCTTCGGAAGAGTGGCGCCTGAAGGAAGGCTTCGCTTCGATGCCTGCCTTCCGCGAGTTCCTTGGCCGCATGCTGGAGGACTTGACCGCCCGGGCCGTGGAGAGCCGCTTCGGTGATCCTATGGAAGCGGAGGAGTAGGCAACTCCCAGCCCAGAGCGTCTGCGAACAGTTGCTTTCCTTCGTCGCGTCGTCGCGCCACGGTGGTTTTCGGCATCCCGGTGTGGCGCTCTACTTCCCGTAGCGACATGCCCTGAGCGTAAACCAGCGTGACGGCTTCAGCCTGCTCAGGGGAGAGAACGGCGAGGGCTGCCGCCACCATGTCAGTGGTGGTATTCCGGCGCAGGTCGTCGTGTTGGGCGTAGTTCTGTGTTTCCTCAGCGGTGAGTTCGGGGTCTGTCCCCGGGGCGGCGCGCAGCAGGGCATCCCACTCGTTTTCGGGCAGCCCGGTTTGCGACAACGCCCATGCGTCGCGGGAAGGGGTGTGGAGACGCCAGTTCGACGGGTCGACTGGGATTACTTTTCGTGGCATGGCCTCTCGTCAACGGGTGGCGATAAGAACTCTTCCCCAATGACCCGCGTGTTCTCCGGGTCGTAACCCGAAGCCTCACCCTTCTCCCATGCCTCGTCGTGGTCGATCCATCCAAGCATCTCCACGGCACGCAACTCCGGTGCGACAGGGCGCACCACCCACAGGACCAGACCCTGCTCCAACTGGCGACGCCGCACAGCGGCGTTGGTGCTGGTCCTCACCCGGCGCACCTCAATGTTGTGCCCTACGTCTGGTAGGTGCCGATAGGTTTTGTGATCGGTTTTGTGCCAGACGTGTCCCGACCAATACTGGTTGGTGATCTTGGCGACGGCGAGTTCGCCGACACAGGCGGCGACCTGCGCCGTCCTGTCGTCCTCCATGCGTCTCTTGTCGTAGTGCGCTGCGTCCCGCTTACCCCAGTTCTCTATGAACCGGCGCGCTCCGACATGTGAGGCCCATTCGTACTCCCACGGCTCCAGTTCTACGACAATCATCCCGTTGCTCCCGTCATAGTTTCGTTGCCTCCACATGGTAGACCATGCGGTCGTCCGGATAGGCCACCCCGGTCAGCCCGTCTAGCGTCGCCTTGATCGCATTGTCGACGTCGAACGTCAACGACGTCTTGGCGTCGGGCATCTCTTCGATCTCCACGGTCTGGCAGTCCTTGTGGTAGCCGATCCTGACGAGGACCGGCCCCTCAAACATTGGCCCGTCGTACGCGTCGGCGACGGTCTTTTCGTAGGCGAGGGTGTCGGCTGGGGTGTAGACACGCCCCCGTTTTGTCATCCGGGGGCGCTTCTTTGGTCTGGGTCTTCCTTCGACTATGAATCCGTAGGATTTCATCGGCGGCTACTCCTTGTCGATTCGTACGCCTTGATCGCCAACCGTCGTAGTTGGGTTTCCTGATCTGGGCGTCCTGAGAACTTGTGGGTGTGGGCGTTGTCCACGTCGATGAGCCATGAGACGGTGGTGTCTAGGGGGTGGCCGTCGCCTGCGGAGGTGCCTGCAAAGTGGAACAGCCAGCCGTGTCGTCCGTGGCCTCGTCCTTGGTTGGGGGTGAACGCCGTGGACGGTGGACCCCCTTCGTACATCTCTTTCAGTATCCCCCACATGCGGCCGTCGTTCCGTTGTCGTGCCACCGGGGCGGTGTAGGGCTGCGGTTCGTGTTTGAGGAGGGAGGCTGCTTTGATGTCGGCGACCTTGGCGCGGGAGGCGTTGGATGCGTGGAGGAAGTCCTCTAGGGAGAGTGGCTGACCGTCTTCGTCAAGGATGACTTGACGGTCGTGTCGTTTACGCGCCCCCCAGTAGGGCAGCCGGACGAAGTTGCCGGGTGGTCCTTGTAGCCATTCGCTCTTGGGGAATGGCGAGTCGGTGGGGACTTCGGCTATTTCTTCTGCGGCTTGGAGGCAGCGTCGCATGTCGGTGGTGGCGCACCATGTGTCGGAGAACACCCAGACGTGCGCTCCTCCTGATCGGGTGCGTTCCACCCATGCGGGGATGCCTTGGACGTGGAGGATCATTCGGAGGCTGCTGGCGTAGTCCATCACCTCGTCTTCGGTTCCTTGTCCGGCGTGGTCGTCGCCGGAGGCGTCGATGTCGATGCACCCCCACGAGCAGACCCACAGGTCTTTCTTCATCTCCGGGTAGGAACGGATGGTGGTGCCGTCGCGTTCCTCTTCCACCCAGCCCCGTGGCCCGACGTGTTTGTTCGTCGGGTCGTACACCATCGGGTAGACCCCCAACGCGATTTCGCCGACGAGGTGTCGGCGGAAGTGCGTCAGGGTGAGGTCTTCCCATACGGCGTGGGGCCGGTCGCCGGATTCTCCCCATGCGTGGGGGAATCCGTGGAAGGTCATGTGGAACCAAGAGGTCAGGTCACTCATCGGTCAGCACCTGTTGGTGCCACGCCTCCTGCCACGGGTCCACGAGGGTGCCTGCCTCGGTGATTTCCATGTTGAGGGTGACCTTGCGCCCGTCGAACCTCTTGTTCTTGACGAGGGCCACCCCGAACGTCGACTCCAACCGTTGACGTTCGTCGTGTTCCAAGCCGGGTTCTTCGTGGGGGCGCCACACCGTAATCATAAAGTGTGCGAGGTCTTCACCGCCGTATCTTCCCGATTCGATCCCAAGGGCGGCGCCGCGTGAGGCTGCCCCCCGGGAGGCTTGGTGGACGACGATGGTCGCTGCGTCGTTCTTCATGCCGACGTGTTTCAACGCGCCGATCTTCGACGGGTCGTCGCCCAAGTCGGGGCCGTAGAGTTGAGACGCGAAGTCCCACACGAACACGTCTGGTTTACGCCCATAGTTTTCGCCGCTCCATGTGCCCAGCATGTGGTCGACCGCCGACACCATGTCGGCGTCCGGCACTCCGCAGAGACGCAACGCTGTCTGGTAGCGGGCGATGGTGGCCCGGTCGATGATCCGCAGGTTCGACAGTTCAGTGTCGGACTGGTGTCGGATCGCTGCGAGGATCTTGTCGTCTCCTCGTCGGGCACGGTCGTAAACGTCGCGTGGGTTCAGGTTCAGGCGGACGCTCAGGATCTTCGACAGGACCATCAGGTCCGGTTCGTCCGGAGACATCCACATGACGAGGGTGTTCGGGTTCTTGGCGACGGCGTTGATGAGGAGGACGGTTTTCCCGGTGTGGGCTTTCCCGGCGACCACCATCATTTCTCGTGGTTTGATGCCGCCGTCCATCGCATCGTCTATTTCGTGGACGCCTAGGGACCACCGGTTGGATGTGTCGGTGGCGTCGGTTATGAGTCGTTCGGCGATCTCGCCGCAAGTAGGCAGGTCTGGCGTGACAGGAGTACGAGCCGACTCCAGC